GTAAACAAACCTCGATTTATGGATAATGTGCCAATAGGTCCCGCCAATAGAGCAGATTCTAGTGCTACTGTGGGGGCTTACTATAACGGTGGTATGATGAATACAGGATATGGTGGTAGAGTTCCCACTATAGGATTTGAATTCAGTGGGGGTAAACCAGTGGTGGGCACTCAACAGTTTGAGCAATTTTTACATACTCCTTCTCAAGAACAAATGGAAGATGTATTTGGAAAAGACGCAGTAAATCAATTTTTATCATCAGATTTTGAAGCACCCATAATCACAACTAATTATTATGGACCTGATGTTATGGGTGAATCTAGGCATGATATCGGAGTTGATAGTAGTGCTGGAAGCATCTCAACTGACATATCAACTAGCGACCCCAGTGAAACATTAATGGTGATGATGAATCCTGATGCTTTGTTAAAAACAGATAAAACAAAGCCTCCACCTATATTACCTATGCATAGAATCTTTACAACAAAAGATTTTGAGTGCTTAAGAGGTTTTAGCGGAGGATGGGTGGTAACCCATTATTATGATGGTCAAAGAATGTTAATAGAAAAGAAAAGATACAAGGTTTCTGCTCACGATGAAAATGGAGATGATGTATCTTTATCGGGTGATGATATCAAACAACTAAAAGCACTATGTGAAAGAAATTATATCGTAGACGCTATCAAAACTAAAGATGAAATACATATTTTTGATATTATAGAATACGATGGTACAACAGTTGCTGATATGGCTACATCTGAAAGGCTTAAAATTTTAAGAGGACAATTCGATAGCCATGAGCATGTATTAGTCCCCGGTCCACATAATACCCGTATTACAGACGAGGAAGGTTTAGATTTAATTGTTACAGATTTACAAAAAACATATCCTCAATTATTACTTAGAGATATTAAATCTACTTACATGAAAGGGGAAAGAAGGCACCCTAAATGGTTCTTACTAAGAAAAAATAAAAATTTATCTTTCATTATATTAGATGTTAGAGGTAAAGGACCGTACACTTATAGATTAGGGGCGGGACCTGTTGATGAAGAAAACCTCGGAAACAGAGGTGTAGAATATGAAGATGATTTTTATCTTGATGTTGGCACCGTGAAAAGTCCTAAACCTTTCCAAGAGGGTGATATAATATCTGTATCTGTATCAGGTGTGAAAGAGAAAAAGAAAAATGGTAGAGTAATTTATGATGTTACCATGTCTAAGATTAAAGGAGAAAGTGATATTGAAAGTCCTGCTAGTTTAGAAACTTTAGGATTACTCGCTAAATCACACCCAGTCATACAAGTCCCATACAACTTAGAAATAGATGGTAATAAACTTAAGATTTCATTTAATGAAATAGATGATGTTATGTATAAAATGGACGAGGTACAATCAGGTACATGGATTCATTCTCCTCATTCCGCTTTAGGTGATTTAAAGAAAAACAACTATTCTGTAAGATTAGCAGAAAGTCTTAGACCCGTATGGTCAACCGCTGTTGCTTTATTAAGAAAAGGAGTAACCAGTAAACCACGTTCTATGGCAGAAGAAAAGAATAGAAAACAGTCAGAAGATAACTCAGCGGGCATCATAGATGCTGATGCTGAAGATAATGTTATGAAACCTAAAGATGAAGAAAAACTAAAAACCATGATTAAGACTTTAGAAAAAATAGTTGATTTATTCGATAGAGTTGAAAAAGAACAGATGTTCAATACCACAGGTGCTCGTGGGTTAGGTATAGATGTGGGAGCACAAATAGAGTCTCCTAGAGGCCCTACAGAACTCACCGCAGAACAAAGTATGCCTGACTGGGACATGTTAGACCGCCCAACTGAAGACCCCGAGAAAGAGTACCCTCATATGAAAAATAAGAAAAAGAAAGATAAAAATGCAGAGCAGTCTAGCGTTTAGGAATAAAAATAAAAGGAGAGTCAATGCCGCTTTATTAATATAGGTAAACAAGCGAACAGGTGACTAGTGTGCTTCGACAAACCAGTGCAGATAGCAATATCCAATTGCTTAAATCTAGTAATGACCTCATTGTCGCAGGATATGCCTCAGTGGAGTTAGTAGATAAACAAGGAGATATGATAACCCGCAAAGCGTTAAAAGAAGCATTCAAAAAATACATGGAGGAACCAAAATACCGAAACGTGCAACTAGCGCATTCAAATATACAAGTCGGTGAAGTGATTCCAAGTTATACAGATAGTGAAGGGAGGTTATGGAAGAGCGAAGTTGATGACGCAGGAATGTTTGTCGTTGTTAATCTTAGAACTGATATTGAAAAGGCTAGAGAAGTCGCAGCAGAAATCAGAAAAGGAAGTCTAAGAGGATTCAGCATAGGAGGACAAGCATTCAAGCGGGTAAGAAAAAGTGATGCAAAACACGGAGATTACCAAGAAATAAGCAAACTCGAACTTCACGAAATCACAATCTGCGAAAAAGGGATAAATCCCGAAGCAACATTTAGAATACTAAAAGAAGATAAAAAAAACAATAAGGTGAAAAAAATGACTGATGATGTAATGGAACAAATGACAGACGTATTAAGTCGTCTTGAAGGTCGATTAGACTCCATGGAAAAAGGCGAAATGCCAGCGGGCTTGAAAGAGCACATGGATAAAAAGAAAGGCAAGAAAGAAGGCGAAAAAACAGAAACAACAGAAACAACAGACGATAAAATGGACAAAGGTGTTCATGCTATGGACGATGATAAAAAGAATAAAGATGACAAAAAGAAATCTGATGAATATTCTGACGTTATCACATCCGAATATCTTGACTGGATGGAAAACACTCTAAAAGGAGCAGGAGTAGACATAGATGGTGCAAGAAACCACTTTGATGACCTTGCTAAAGCAAATTTAGGTTCTACACCTGAATCAATTGGAGATGGAGCAAATTACTTCGCTGGACAAGCACCCGGACGTGTTCAAGAAGGCGGTAACCCTTCAACAAACGCTGTTGGTAAATTAAACAGTGGAAAAGATAAAAAAGTAGAAAAATCACAATTCTTAGTACCAAGTGATGTAGACGGTTCTCAAATAGAGAATGCATATGAAGTTTACAAAGCAGCAAAAAGAGAAGAAGAATTCCGTGCTACATTAGAAAAACAATTCGAAGGTAGATACCACCAAGAAATCACACAAGAATATCAACAAGCAGAAGCAGCAGCATTCGATGCTCGTGGACCACTTGGTGAAATTCAAAAAGCAATTAGTTCATTATCAGAAAGAATCGATAACATTGGTTCTGATGAAAGTGTAACACTCCAAAAATCAGTAGGAGTACCTACAAGCGATGTTGTAGTACCATCAACACCTGATATGGCAAACATGTCTTGGGAAGAAGTACACCAATTAGCAGGTAGTGTTTTTAGAGGAGATTAAATTAAATAAAGGAGATGAAAAATATGGCAAGAAATTACGTAAGAACAGTAACAGATATGGAGCGTTATTATTATGGCGCTGGAAATGCAATGGGCTACACATACACTGGTAGCGAGTTGTTAAAAGCAGACTCACCAATGATGTCTACAACTGCTGGTACATACCAAGCAATTTATGGACGAAAAGTGTGGTCTCAATTGAACCAAGAATTTAATGCATTCAGCATTCTACCTAAGAAACCTTGGGATAGAAGTGGATGGAGAGTAATCACTGCAAAACCTAATTCAGGTACATTACACGGTGGAGTAGCAGAAAACGCAACACTACCTGACACAGTGAAACCAACTTTCCAACATGTAGCAGCAAAACCAAAAACAATTGCTCACACATTTGATATGTCAGAAACTGCAATCTTCCTTGCTGATAAGGATGATGGTATGGGAGACATCCGTTCAGTATTAAAAGAAGAAATGGGTAAACACCACGCAGAAATGATTAACAAAATGCTACTAACTGATGTAGATACACCAGCGGCTAACAACTATGAATCACTTGACAGAATCACAGCAGCATTTGACAGTAGTACTACCAGTACAACTGGAATGGTAAATACTCACAGTGATTTAAGTGCTGATACAGACTTAGATATCTATAGTATTGACAGAAGTGCAAACTCATGGTCAAATGCAGAATTGAGTAATAATGTTGTAAGTAATACAGCAACTGATAGAGTTCTTTCATTAGACCACTTAGATGATTTATTCCAAAGAGTTTGGGAACGTGGAGGTAATCCAAAAGTTATCTTAACAGGATATGACACTTTAATGAGATTACAACAAT